CTTTCGCTTGAGCTGCAGCAGCCTTGCCTTCGGCTTGGCTCACCTGGCGCAGCAAAGAGGCGTTTTCTTCTTCAGTCTTGGCTAATTGACGCCTCAGCTCCCCAATCTCATTCCGAAGCATTGTGGCCTCGATAAGATCTCCCTTGTTGGCGCTGCCAGTCTTTCGCCCATTGGAACGGACAAGGCCACGGGCCTCATCCAGCGAAATTTCTTCAACAGGCGGCACTTTCCACCGCTCTACATACGAAAGGCGGCGCATGTCACCAATTGCCCGCCAATCCACCGCGTAAGGCAGCCCTGCGGGGCAGGGAGGCAGTTCAATGTCAACAATGCCGTCTTGTACCTTGAAAACCAAATCCTTGGCAGGGGCGCCTATGAAGGCGCCTCCTGCTTTTACGAACAAACGGCCCTCTAAGGGACCATCCGCACCGTCAAGTCGACCGACAATGCGTGTCATGCTCACACCTCGCGATAGGTGATAAGGGCTTGATACGCGATGCCGCTACTTACAACAGTTTCTAGAGCCTCTCCTGCAGTTGTAGAAACAATACCCATAGGGTTGGACAAGACAAACTGACCAGACGATGGGATAAGGAACGGAGGGGTGAGCGTGATTCCCGAGGCGCCGCTGCGGAATTGAACAGTGCCACCGCTTGTTGCCGTGATGGCCACGTTTAACACTCGCAGCTCTTTCGTAGCTACGCCAGATACCACCACTTCTCCGCTAGTACTCGCCACCCATGCGCTCTTGATGCCAGACGGCAAAATATCGTGTTGCAAGATGTAAGGCGTGCTTTCCGCGCCATTACCGACTGCCTGTACATAGGCAGAATTACCAGCGGCATCAAGACCAAACAGTGCCATGATTAAAAAAGCAAAAACAGCAGACGCTGGTTTAATTTAGAAGAGCCATCAGGAAGTCGCACAGTGTCGGGCGACGTGAAATCAAATCTCAATGGCGATGCAACAAATCGCTGGCTATAAGACCATGGCGACTGCCGCCTATTTATCCCGATTGTAGCAATCCTTATCTGATAAGACGTTCGTATATCGTAATCCTGCGAATCAATACGCACGTAATCAGCAGTGGTGCGGCCAAGGTCCACCCATCGGTCATCCTCTTCGCGATATAGCTCTACAGCAAACTCCTTGATAAGTGGATTGTTTCGCGGCTCATGCCAGCATATTGCAGGATTAATCGCATTCAAAATGGAATAGCCGCTGTATTGAGGCCATTTCCATGTCACTTCAATTTGCGCCATTAGGTGACCTTTAGTACAACACTGCCAGCACTAACCATTGGAGCGATGGTTAGACCTGCAATTGATGTGGTCTCAGAAGAAAGCTTCGTGAAATCATCAACAATTGCATATTTATCTTCATAGTAAGCAGATGCCAACACTGTTATGACATTATCGTCCTCATTCAGTCCAATCACTCGATATTTGCGTGGTGTTGCTCCTGCCTCGCGAATGATCCATGCTGCTGGCAGCGCAGGCTCCTCGGTGAACGATGGAGAGAAAGTAATGTTGTCGGTGGATCCTGGACTACTTGTAACAGTCGCCGCAAGATCAAGACCATCCCCAGTGCGAATGATAATTTCATAAGTTTTATTGACTTCTAGGGACACTTCTCTGTCAAGTACCACTGCACTTGTTCCCGCAGCAGCAAGCATACCCGCGTAAATGCCCACGCTTTTATAAGGGTCTGCAATTTCAATAACTTCACCGGGCATCAAGAAGAAACCTTCTGCTGCCACCTTAAACGTAACAGTTTCCGTTTCATTCAGATTGGTAACTAGCGCCCAGCGCCCTACGCGCTGGGCTTGCCCTTGAGACGTGCAGCCCAGTGCTCTCACCTCAAGCTCGCGATAGCCATACCGATCAATGCCATCTCTATCTTCTACATATTCAATCTTTGCCTTGTAGCGATCATCCTTATCATTCCATGACACCAGTGCAACAGTTTTTCGTGCCTTAAGACCAGTACCCTCATAAACAAAAGCTGGTTTTGTCAGTTCCCCACCATCAGACACCTCAACAATGACATTGGCGGGAGAAAACTGCTTCACTACTGAAGCTTGGCGATCCTGAGTGGCAATGATTTGCCCTTGCGCGTAATAAATCATCCCGCGAAATGCCGCCGCCAACGAATTCAGCACCTCATAGGCGTCACCACGATTGTTGATGTAGCCATTAAAAGTGAAACGCTTTTCCGTTCCGCCTCGACCATCAGAAACCATCTCATCGCAATATTTGGCAATAGGAAGAAGAGAGTAAATGTCAACATCTTCTTTATCAATAAAATCGCCACAGCCATAGCGAGAGTTCGTCAAGAGGTCATAAAACACCCATACAGGATTGTTATTTGCCTCTGTCTTAAAGCTTCCATCCCACACTCCTGAGTAGGTGTTAGAGGCTCCGTCATAAATTGTTGGCACTTGTATTTTGATGCCAAGCAACTCAGCGGAAATTTTTGGCACACTATCAAAAAATTCAGAAGAAACATCAAACCCCATCAGCGCCGAATTGGGATAGCGCAATGTATTTTCAATGATGCCGACAATCGCCTTGAAATAGAAATCATCATTGGTTTTTAAATTGCCAGGATCGCTTGTATCTCTTCTCACCCTTACTGTCCATGGCCCAGTGCCAGAAAGGCTAAATGCATATTCCGCGTCATAAGGCCCCCTCGACTTACCCTTGATACTTTCGCCTCTGTTTACAATTACCGAACCAAGAGCATCAATAATTTGAATAGTAAATCTCACCTCACTCCCTTTAACATCACCACCCTCTTCTTCTACGCGGAACAGTGATGCCACTCCCACTCGCACAACCAATTTGCTCAATGTGGAACTGGTTGTAGTTGCAGATACTGGTCCAATACGATTTTGTACTTTGGTGCCCACCGACTGCTCGATACGCACATCATTAAATCCCGGCAATGACGACTGTGCCTGCGTGCCAGTAGCAAAAGAAATGCTGGCACCTTCAAAATTTTTACTGCCATCTTGATTAACAAGAGGCGTGTCATTTAAAAAGATTCTTTGCCCTCTTTCATTGGCAGAAAAATTGTCGGGGAAACCCTGTGCTTCTCCTTCGCTAAAAAGCGCCAACACCTTCGCTTGAGCCTTGCTTCGCAAAGTGTCTGGATCTTCAGTGGGGCCTTCGCCACCTTTGCCGCCAGCACCGCTAATTGACCATTGCTGAACTTCGCCAGTGAGGTTGTCCTTCATTGCTACGCTGAGATGTTTTCAGTGCTGATTGAAGAGGAAATAACCAATGGCGAAACGGCCAAATATCGCCCATACAGCAGCGGAATGGGGTAGCCCTGGGTGGTAAGCTCCACGGCCCGATCAAACATAAAGCTGTCTTTCTTCTTTGAATCAGTGCCAGGTGTTTGAATTGGTGGCGTGAGGAGGCCAGCGATCCCAGTTAAAACCAGGCTTGCGCCAAGCCCAAACAGTACGGTGCCAACAGTGGAGAGGCTTCCGACAACTGCACCTGCTTTGGCAAGTCCGCCCCCTGCGACAACCGTGCCAATGCCTGGAATGAATGCCAAACCAATCAATGCTGCGCCCAATAAAATCTGGCCGATCGACATCCCCTTCCCCCCAGATCCAGCAATAACAGGAGCGATGATAAGCTGTTTGCAGCTCATCATCACGCCGTCATAATTCATTCCTTCTGGATCTTCGTCAACAAGCTTGAAGCCCATTCCGTTTTCATGGGCTCCACAAAGATAGTCCTTAAATCCATTGAGCTGGTTAGACAACGCAGAAATAACATCCCGTGGATTGCGCACCATGAATTTATACGACCTCCCAAAACGGCGTCCCAGCTCCCCAAGAAGTTTCACTTCTACCATCCGCCGCTTCATGCCCTTGCGTCCTCATGCCTCAGCGTCTTAGCTGTTACTTTAGCCCAATAACCCCCATAAACACTTTTCTCTGACAACCTGTCCATTAAGTGGTGATAAAAAGAATTGTCTTGCCCTGTCATTACTCCCACATGATTCGGAGATGGGGCGCCAACTTGCATCAATAAAATATCTCCTTTCTGTTCCGGGCTTTCTATCTCGTAAAACCCTTGCCGAGAGTAGTTGTCAACAAACATAGTCCACCCCTTGTTTTCCCATTCCATTTCATCTCCCCGCTCAAAGTCGTCAAGCTCAATGCCAAGCTCCCTCTTGTAAAAATCCCTCACAATGGCATAGCAATCATGAATGCCATAAGTCCATTGGCGCCCCTCATAAGGGGCGCCTCCAGTGGGGTCAGCGTAGAAAAAATCTCCCGATGGTGCATGGAAAACAATCCATGGCACATTGCTTTGTTTGCATGCTGCTACATCGGGCCGTGAAAAGCCCCTTACGCCACCAACGTGCGAATGATACACCGCCTCCACTTCTCCCATTGCAGAAGCTTTTATGTAATCTTCGGCAGCAATCGTGAAATAATCGGAAGGCGATGGGGATGAATTGTGACAAGAAACAATCGCCCCATTGACAATCAATCCGCAACATTCATTAGGAGAAGCCTTACGGGCTTCTCCTGCAATAGCCTGTTTAATTGAAAGTGGAATCATCTTGTCAAGTTGGCGCCAGGAAATCCACCAAATGGTAAGTTGCCATTAGTGAATCTCAATTGGCAACTTTGTAACCGCTTTCCGCAACGGTCACGCTTCAAAATATCATCCCCAGGAGGCAATGCCGCGTAGGCGGCATTAAGAGCCGCCTGCGCAGCATTGAATTCAGTAAGAGCGTCGTTATACAGGCTTAATGCAGCATCATATTCTGCCGTCTTACTGGCACACTGCGCTGCACCATATTCCACGGAAGCCAGGCTTCTCATGGGAGCAAAGCCTGGACTTGCATAGTTGCCAAGACTATAAGAAACAAACCCGCTACTTGCTACCACCTGGCCGCTAACAATAAATATTGGCTGATTGTTTTCATCCTTCATTGCGAAAGTTGAATCGTTAAATGGAAGAGTAATGCCATTACGCTTAACAGCGTAGACCTCACCTGTTCCATTTTTCTCTTCACCTGGCCCTCGCCCTGTATTTTGCTTGTAACCAGGACTGTAATTTGGATTGAATCCCGAAGTGGTTACATTATTGCCATCCCACACGGCAATCACTGTTTCTTCGGTCTGAATGAAAAAAGTTATATCAATATCACCGCCTCTCTTAAAGACAAAATTAGCTCCATACGTTTCTGGAGATGACGTATCACATGCAACTTCTTTTTCAGCGAACAGCTTATTCTTAACAACTTCTGCAGTGGCAAGCTTTGCTTTTGCTGCATTAAACGCATTAAATGCGTCAATATACGCACTTCCTTCTGAGGAAGAGGCCCCGCCAGTGACTATTGACTGGTCAAATTGGTCAGCAACGGCCAGGCCGTTGTAGCCGCACTCTGAACCGCGAAACTTCCACAAACAATAATTTTGCGTAATAATTCTTCGCGGTAATTGCAGTCCCTCTAGGTCAATTTTGCTGGCAAGTTGCCATGTAATAGTAATGCTACTTTCTGCAATTTTACGCTCTACATAAAATATGTCATCTGGAAATTCTTGTGATGGATCTGGCGAGGCCCCACCATCTAAGTACTTCAACAAGGTGCGGCGCCTTGTTACTTTTGCGCCCACTAAGTCATCTAACGTATTGACCACTGAAGCCAACGTCCCCAAGACATTGGCCACCGTCAACTCGGGAGTAGGGATTTGCCCTTTTGTGGTACGCTCAAATCCAGTTGCTGCAATGGGGAGCGGCTCATAAGTAATTCCCTTCCACGAAATTTTTGTATTATCAGGCATGAGATTGGCCGTGAAATAATACTTATCTCCTGCGCTTCTAGTGATGGTTGACAGATCCAGCTCAAATAGCTCGATGATGGCATCATGCCACGTCTGCGATACATCAGATTGAATGGTCATAATTAATCCCTGGAATCGTACACGCGCTTACACGAAAAAGAAATAATGTTCACATCTGGAGCCGAACATTCCCAAGACCATTCATTTGGATCAAGGCGATATTTGTACACTGCATCATCTTGTTTGAATTGTGAATAAAAGAAATCACCTGACAATGCAGATAAATCATCGTCTAACGCCCCTGCTTGCGCATCAGTGATTGGGGTGGTCCTAATGTCATACCTTCTGATGTCAGTATTGGCACCATCCGGCACAACTTGCTCGTAGCCATCGCCAAATTGCACGCGCCTAACGCGCGTGCCTCTGCGAACAGTGAGCCCATATTCAACTTCAAGCGTGAGAGTTGGTTGTGCCATAGTGATCAGCGTCCGCTATAGATGAGGCCGCCTGGACGGCTTTCTTTCATGATGACATTGCGCACAGCGCCTTCAATTTCGCGACCGAGCGCTTGACCGCCGTTTCCGCTCATCTGGCTGCTCGCTTGGCCATTGTTCATATTGACAACAATGTTAGTGGAGACATTGTTACCAGCGCCTCCGCCAAGCTCTACGGGAATCTTCTTACCATCGGGCAGTGGTACGACTGCTTCATTGAAGCGGCCCTCGCCAACAAGGCCCAGAGTGGGGCCTTTCACTACCCCGCCGTTAGCAAACGGAGTGAAACCACCTTTCCATACAGCGCCGTTTGCAGCAGTTAAGGCTACAGACCCTGGGAGAGGCGGTTTGGCGCCATCACTATTTCCGCCAGGCAGGAACATGCTAATGAGTTGCAATGCAGCCCACTTGGCCATCATCTGAGCAACCATGTCAGCAAACATGCTCGCCACGCTCTTGAATGCACCGGCGAGGCCTTCTTTCCACGTTTGAGCGCCAGTAAGAATATCAGTGAAAGACTTGGCAAATGCACTGCCAATGCCATTTGCTGCTTCGCCAAGAAACTTTGTGCTGTCAGTGAGGTCGTCAAGCTCGTCTTTTGTGTTCTTGTAAAGCTCACCAATGCTGCCGGGCTTAGGCGTGGCCGCCTGCCTAGCCTCAAATGCGGCAACGTCATCAGGCGTGACACCAGGGATCTTCTTGAATTTATCAAGGGCGTCAATCTGCCCCTGAATGAACAACAGGCGATCTCTTTCCTGGGCTGTGATCTGGCCCGCCGCAAAACGGGCTTCAACCATCAGGCGATTGACTTCACGACGCCCTTCTGTTTCGCGCTGAATTTGCTCATACCCCTCCTTGCCGAGTCTCTTACCAAGATCCTGCAGTGCCTTTTGCCGCTTGTGACGCGCGTCTTCCAGAGCAATCATGCGGCCAACGGCATCCTCTTGCTCTTGATTGGCCTTGACTACATCAATTTGGTATTGCAGTTGAATTTCATCAATGAGGTGCCCCTCTTCTTTCGCCTTGTTTAATTGACGAGTGAGATCAAGCAATGCGGCAGGGGTTGTCTTTCCACCCTTTCCATCGCCCTCCCCTCCAGAGAGATCGATGGGAGTGGGTGTGAACGCCGATTCCTGTGGCTGCCTCAAGACGCGCCTTCTATAAGCAGCTTCAGAACGCAATTGTTCCATTTTCTGCACGGATGCCGCAACTTGAGAAGGTGCAACCATCCCCGCCCCATAGATCCCCTTTTCCTTGTCCACTAACGGCGCAGAGAATGCAACGCCAGGGCTTGCACCTGCCGCAGCAAGGGCGTTGATCTCCTCGGCGGATGCGTCGACCATTACGTCACCCTTCACACCGGACACGTCCTTCTGTAGACGCTTCAGTGTTTGTAGCTGACGTGAATACTGTTGCTCGGCCTGTAGTGCCTGCTGGTCGCTCATGCTCCGAATAGCCTGCGACGCATTCATGGCACTGGCCTGAATATCCCTCATCTTCTGATGAATTTCAGAAAGCTTGCCAAGCAAGAAGTCCAATGCGCCAATAACAGCAACAGCACCCAAGCCGATAAGCCCAGCGCGAAGCGCCGCTGCCTGAGCAGCAGTTCTTGTCATGCCTGTTGCCATTGCGTTCAATGCGCCAATGAACAATCCAACTTGTCTAATCGCGCTTACAAGTGCTTGACTTGCCAGTACCTGAATGACTGCGACCAGAGCGCCTGCTTTAAGGGCAGCTTGCGCTAAGCCTTGAACAAACGGAAGATTAAGGAAATCAAGAACAGCCTTCACAAGAGGCAGCATTGCCTGAGCCGCTTGCAAAGCTTGCTGAGCTAATTCACCAAGGAAAGATACGGTTTCTCGCAGGGTCGGAGCCCAGGCGACCATCACCTCATAAATCTGACGAGATGCTCCAGACAGTGCAATGGCTGGCGAGCTATTGCCCTGCATAGCAGCGCCAAACGCATTAACGGCTTGGGTAACACTGCTTATTGCACTATTAAGAGCAGGGAAAAGATTTGCGGCAATTTGATCGACAATGGGAGCAAATGATTCATACATTCGCTTCAGTGCAATCTGCATTGCATTTAATTGCCCCTGCAACGTCTTAGAAGCATTGCTCGCGGCCCCGGCAAACTTAGTGTTCAACAACGACGCAACATTGTCGAGCACCTGCTCCATCGCCTTTCCCTTGAAGGCGCCATCCTCCATCGCCTCAGAGAATTCTGTAACGGACATCCCTGCCGCTTCCGCAAACAGAGAAAGGGCACCTGGAAGAACATCGCCAAGCTGACCCTTGAGTTCTTCACTCATGATTTGGCCTTTACTTGCCATCTGAGCGAATGCGTAGTTAACGCGATCCACTTGGTCAGCACTCAAGCCAAATGTTGCCGTTGCCTTGCTTACTCCCTCAAACAACGTCTCGATTTGACCCGCATTGAAACCAGCGGGCGCCATCGATGCGTAAAGCTTTACAAAGCCATCGCGAGCGCTTTGCAGGGGCACGTTGAATCGATTGGCCAGGTCATCAATAAAGTCAAACGATCTATCCGCAGCTTCCGTGCTTCCAGTGACTGCGTTTAATTGGTTTTCAAAAGTCTGCAGAGACTTAGCCGCCTCAAATGCCTGACCAGGTAGGCTTGTCAGAAAAGCCAGGCCCTTATAGGCCGTACCAAACAACAGCACCTGTTTAATTGCGGTGCCGAATTCCCCTCCAAGCTCGCGAATGGCCCCAGTAAGCGGAACTTTGGCATTGCTCAATGCAGACTGCAGGTTCTGCAAGATCGGCATGCCCTTGGCAACTGCCTGGGTGAATTTTCGATGGGCGTAATAAGCATCGGTTAACTGGCTTGTTGGAGCCATGTTCCCAACTGGGAACGCAAGGGCGCCTCCTCTCTGAGGGCTATCAAAGGGCCTGTAGGGTCCAGCAGGGCCACTTCCTCCAGCTCCCAGCGCAAAGCCCTGAGGGCTTTCCGCCATGACGCTCGCCCCACGCAAAGCTGATCTTGCATAAGCCTGGGCAATGCGATTTTGGATGAATGATCCCCTATCGGCAGGGCCTCCATAAGTGGCTGGGGTTCGGCCAACGGCGGAAGGCAACAAACCACGGATCATTGAAGGCGGCAGAGCCTGTCGCCCTATCTCCCGGACATTTACTTGACGAATGCGTGCATTTAATGAATCAACGAAGGTAAATGCCGCATTACGGAGAATGTTCTGAAGGTCTTGCCCAAGCTGTGGAGGGAGAAATCCTCGCGCTCCAAACGCTGTCCCTGGCAGCGCTCCAGGAATAGCGCCAGCAGGCAAAGCTCGACCAGTCCCGGAAGGTCCAATTGAAACCCTCGATGGAGGAACTGTTGCCGGCCATTCCACGCCAGGCAACGCTCTGCGCTGCGCAGCTTGGCGCTTTAAGTATTCAGGATCAACACCAGCCATCCAAAAGACGGCACGCGCAACTTGGTCGAGGAAACCACGTTTGACCCGCCTGGGGTCGTTCATGTTCATCTGCAAATTGCCAAGCACGCTTTCCATTGCAGCGTCATCTAGCTGCATTAAGCGCTCGCGCATCGCTGCGCTGCTTCTAATACTGCTGCGACCCTGGACCTTCGCCCGGCGCATCATATCTTGCAACTCTCTACTAGAAGCCTGCGCAACTGCTGCTTCAAACTGAGTGCGGCGCCCAGTCTGGGCCGCGCCGGGCATGTTCCCTCCCGACAAGCCTTGAGTACGCATATACTCTTGAAGACCCGCGAGGCCAGTTGGACCGGATGCGAACCCCCCTTGAATATCAGCCTTAACTTTTACTGAAATTCCTGAAAGCTTGGCTTGAACAACCCTGCGAAAGTCAGCTACATCGGCATTTGTGATCGACGGCTTAATACTTGTGCCAATACGAATCTTTCCATCGCCCTGTTTAATTGTCTGATTCTGGGCAATGCGAGATTTAATGCCAATAACCGTATCGTTTACGTCTTTAGCAGTAGCAGCATTTTTAATGCTGATAGGAATCTCAACCTTCTTTCTTGTGCTTAGGGCGTCAAGACGAGCCTGAAGGTCATCAAAGGTTTTCTTACTGAGATTTCCGGCAATATTTAGCTCAACATTGTACTTTCGTCTTTTAATCAGGCGCTGAAGATCGTTCAGCTCTTTGTCAATAACGCGACGATCAAGCTTGATCTTGATGGGCGCAGTAAATTCAGACGAGGCAATCCGACCCAGCTTCTGAAGCTGCTGGCGAAAATATACGAGATCAAACGATACGCCAAGCCGAAGTTCCGCCGCCATTACTGCGCTTACAGCATTCTTCTATTAAGTGTAGCTTTAATCGCCCATGATATTACTCATCATTCCGCATTGAAGCGCTCTTAAGCTCCTCTGCCAGCATTGAGACAATACGAGCGTCCATTTTCTTCGTCTTCATTAGACATTTGAGCACTGCAATACTTTCATCAGTTATGCCCGTCTCTTTCTTAAGCTTGCGCGTGTCAAACGGCAAGAAGTCGTCGGGCGTAACGCTCACCTTCTTACCGCCAAGAGCCTGCGCAACCATTGTTGCCATTTTGGCCACCGACAGACTATGAAGATTGTATTGCGTATGATCATGCCGCTCTAAGAATTTAAGAGCAGCAATCACGTCTTTAACTTTTTGCCTTGAGAAGTTTTCCGGCCCCCATCGATCATCCTTGAGGCATGATGCATTTAAGCGAAAGAAGATGGCGTTCCAGTCAGTAAGACCCTTTAGAAACGCCCTCGCTTGTTTTTCTATTCGTTCGGCAAGACATCCCCCTTCACCCTCCTCTTCGATTTTTTTGCTTGTGCTGCTTTCACCTCCGCATCCTGCTCTTCGGCGATAAATTCCAGCACCTTGGTAGTCAACTCTCGCGTCATCCCCTTTGTGTCATCTACCGACCAGTCGGTGAGACGCTCCCAATTGTCACCAATCTTCCCCTCGCCACGGCAACGCATAAATGCAGTGATAAGCCTTGCATTCCCAAGTTCCGCAGAGCCGCCTGCGGTGATCATGGAGAGGGCTTCTTCGGTGTAATCGGCCAACAGCTCGCTCTCGGAAAAACCGCCGCCTCCCTGGAGCATTTCAAAGGCCTCGTCAAGAGGGATGTCCTTGGCAGCGGCAATCTTCTTCGCAAGCTGCACCGCCTTAATCGTGCTCTGACTTTGAGCCTTGCTAATCTCCTCCTGCTCAATGCTTTCCGCTACCAACCATCCACCATGCTTTTGCATGCGCAGAGCAGGCGTGAGTTCAAAGTAGCTGACTTCTTCAGATGCCAGCAGGAAGCTGTACTTGCTCATAATCCAGGATTGCCAACGGCACGTTAAACGCTTTTAGACGTTCGCCTTTGGCGCGAACGTCTTCCGGCAGTTCAATAAGAAACGAATGTTGCTCGTTTGAGATTCTAATGGTGGTTTCTGCAAATGAAATAACGCATAAGATGCCGGCTTCTAGTGTTGGGCCGTCAACCGTTGCGTTAATTACATGCACCTCGCCGTTGTCGCTCTGCAGATAGTCAATGGGAGTGTCAGGCATTGAGATGGCGGTCTAACGCGTTCATTAAATCACGCTTGATTGCACTTGTCTCAAACAAATACTCAGAAGCAAGCTCATCGGTCCATGGGCGAGGCACGCGAGAATGTGGACCCTGCCCTTCATGGACAAACCACGCATATTCTTCGCCACTTGAATTCTTAGCGTCCCAGTGCCAATTCGCTTCGGCGCCTGTTGCGCCTCGCGTAAATTTATATGACTCCACTCCACTTTCATATAGCGCCTCAGTGTCCAAAATGTCACGAGGATTTCCTGCTATTTCGCCATTCTTTCTCAGAGTGGGTGGGCCGGGATAGCGATAGTCGTCTTCAAACTTTTCCCTCCAATGGCGCTCGTTAACATCCTCTCTCGTCCATTCTTCAAACGCAGCTAAAAGCGCCTGTTCAAGTTGCTTTGCTCCAATAATTCTTGCAGTGCCGGCCATGTCTATTCGTAAGCCACAGGCCTGTACTGAACAGCTATTTCAATGTCAGGAATAATGATGCGTGCATATTGATATTCCCTGTCACTCGATGGGAAACCACGCACTGTGCAGTCCGGGAAGTGCCTCATAATTCGCTCAACTGCCTCGTCTAAATCCTCTGCAGCAGGATCATATTGCGACAACACCACCTCCCAAGCTTGTCGCATCTCAACCATGCCCATCAAAGGGCGTGACGTGCGCGTCGGATATTGCCTAATTGAAGCCTCAAGGCCTCTAACCTTCCATCCCTTCGGCACACCACTGCGCCCATCCACCCACAATGCAGGCACTACAGAGCCATTGGGAAGCGTATAACTCCCGAGCAAGTCGGACAACAATTGCTCGACAGTGCTGCGGATTTCCAGGATGTTCATATCAATAAAATAGCCCCCTTTCGGGGGCTTGTGAGAACGTCTCTAGCTTGATGATCAAGCGTTAGGAGAGGTGGGCAGGATTGCGCCGGAGATGGTGCAACGACCAGTGCCATAAGTACCACGGCTCATCAGGTCGAAAGTGGTCTCAACGAGGTTATCAGCAGGATAGCTTTCGTTGTAGTTCATCACGGTTGCTGCAAAGCAGGTGAGGTCATAAGTTTGACCACCGAGGAACTTGAAGATTTCGACATACAGTTCAAAATCTTTTTCGGTGCGACCGCGCAGCACCAAATCCATAGCCTCGTCAAAAGCAGTCTCATCAATGGAGCTGCCATCGAGATCCTTCTGGAAATACGAAGTGATGGAAGCTTGGCAACGCTGGGTGACTTTCACGCTATCAGCGAAGCCGCCGCCACCAAGCAGGTAGTATTCTTGCTCACCATCGTTAAATGCGACGGAAGCATTGGTCACGCCACCCAGGAAATACATGTTGGAGGGAACTCCAGACACGGGACGGGTGAGGACGCCAGCGGAGGCGGGGGTAATATCAGGACGAGTGGCGCCGGAAAGAGCGCCCACATACACAATGGTGTCCTGGCTCTTAATGATCTGTGTGGGATGTTGAATGGCCATTGAAACAATGCGAAGGAGCGTGATTAACGATTAAGGACACTGCCTGCTCCCACAACTCTAAAGTAGCCGTGGATGGGAGTGCCCAGAAACTGACGGTAGTGGTCAGTCATCTCGGTCGTAGGGAGTAATTCAAAACGCCCCTCCTGATTTTCAATGGTGGCCGCAGCCACACTTCCAGGGGGCACTCCCGAAAACGCCAGTGGGCTAACAAGCCTGCCCTTCATATAGATGGCAGCTTCATCAGCCCCGAGTCGTTGATCGTATCGAGGATCCTTGCTCTGCTTCAAAGTGGCATAGTACGTTTCATCTCCAGTGATTTCAACGTAATTACCAGTGGCCGAGTCTGTCGCATATCCGCTCGCCACTGCAAACACCAGTGTGGCATTAGCTAGTGGCGGAGCAGGATTGGTCATTAGACAACGAAACCAAGCAGAGAGGATGATGCCGCATCAGTGAGACGTTTGAACTCTTGCCCATACAACGTGGCGTCGAGGCCTTTGCCATAAACCTTGCCGTCTGTTGCGCCAATCATGACGCCCATCTGTGCAAGCTGAATAGCAATGATGTGAGCGGCTAAAAAACGCACTGCTCGGTCAGTCTGATCACCAAAGATGTCTGACGAAACGTCTGCAGAGGCGCTCTCAATAGCGCCGTTCACAATTCCCGATGGATGAGGGCTGAACTCGGGGAAACGCTCTAGAAAACCAGCGTAAGTGACTGTCATGCTTTTCCTGTGCGAATGGCTTCAAGACGACGGTTAATCGCATTGCGGACCCTCACGCGACCTTCAATCTTCTTCCAATCTCCGAGTTTATCCTCGTCGTGGAGAAGTTCAATGGCCTGGATAGCCTGACTAAGCGGAAGCTGAGAAAGGTTTTCGGCGGACTTGGGAATAGTTTCCACTTCCACTCGCTCCTTCATCTCCTCAATGGCCCCAATGCGAAGAAGTCCCTGCACCGTAGGGTTCAGTTTTGCTTCTTCCCATTGCTCATCAGGAATTTCCTGATTAAGACCGGGCGCAAGGCTAATCATGCCTCGCTTAGTAATCACTCCGAAACTGGCCTCTCGCGGCGGGTTTTCAAGTTCAGGGCGGTAAGCAATCAACATTTGTTGAATTAACAAACTTGATAAGCTTAGCCGCCCATTCTTGACAAACTACCTAAGGGCTTCCTCAGGGAGCCTGAACGTAGATGACGCTCTTGGGATAGTACAGAGCGACGCCACCCACGCGAGCATGAGCCGGAACAATGAATTCCAGACCGCGCTGCTGAGGGGGGAACAGTTCAAGAGGCTGAGGAATGTGCAGTTGCACTTTGCCGGGATCACGCTTGTAGATGACCATCCGGTTTTTGCTGAGGCTGCTCTTGTCAGAATCGAGCTGGTTGATGGGCTCGACGTTGCGGATGAAGGGGTTGGTGCGCAGGAAGTACTCCAGCACAGTCACATCCGAAGAGTCAGAGTTACGAGTGGTCGAAACCACGTTGTAATCTTCCCAGGCCATCAGAATGGTGTCGGGCTGCTCCTTCATGTTGGAGCCATTGATGATGGCGGTAACGCCCTGGTTCATCAGTTCCAGCATGTCCTGAGCAGTGGTGCCAGTGGCGGTAGCGCCAGTGAACCACTTGTCAGCAGACACAACGTCCACAGTGGAGTTGTTAAAGAAGCCAGCCAGGCCAACAGAGGCCTCACCGAACAGAGCAACGCTCTCCACTTTCTCTTCGTAAGCGCGACGCACAGCGGCGGCACGGCGCTGCTCCAGGGCCAGATTGGCCATTTGAGCTGCACGCAGTTCCTGCACGGTGTAGCCGAAGGAGCCACCGAAGGAGCGGATGTTGATGCTCTTCTCGAC